CTTAAAAGGTAATAGTTTTCTAATAAACCCTGCTATTTTATTTACTGATACCAATACAGATATTGTACATAAAGCACAATATATAAGGTTAGCGGGGCGTAGAAACTACGCAATATACAAACACTACGGTTATACATATCTAGACCTATCTTATTATTCAGATATTGACCTAAACGCAATAAAATCAAATCCGCTACTAAAAATAACAGAAAACAAAATTCACTTCAAATACGAGGAAAAATAAAAATGGCACTTAGCTTTAAAAATACCAAAGGTAAAGCACAATCAAACAAAGTCGAATCTTATGAATACAAAGATGGCGAAAACACGGTCCGCTTAATTGGCGGAGTTCTTCCACGATACATTTATTGGCTGAAAGGCACTAATAACAAAGATATTCCAGTTGAATGTTTGGCGTTTAGTCGTGAAAAGGAGAAGTTCGATAACATTGAAAAAGATCATGTTACTGAGTATTATCCAGAAGCAAAATGCTCTTGGAGTTATTCTGTAAATTGTATTGACCCTAAGTCGCAGAAAGTTGTTGCTCTTAACTTGAAAAAGAAGTTGTTTGAGCAAATTGTTACAGCGGCTGAAGATTTGGGAGACCCTACTGACTATGATACAGGTTGGGATGTTGTATTCAAGCGTGTAAAGACAGGCCCACTGCCTTTTAATGTTGAGTATACCCTGCAAGTTTTACGTTGCAAAGCTCGCGCACTCAGTCCTGAAGAGCGTGCCTTAGCAGACGCTGCTAAATCTATTGATGAGAAATTTCCTCGTCCTACGGAAGCAGATGTAAAAGCCTTGTTGGATAAGATTACAACCCAGCAAGATGAAGACGGTGAAGCCGAATCTTCAGAGCAAGAAGCAGTCAAAGAACTAGGTTAAAAACTTAAGCCCGCTAAACGAAATGCTTAGCGGGCTTTTCTGTCTCAAGGACAACATGAAAGTATTATTTACAGCTGACGTACATATTAAATTGGGTCAGAAAAACGTTCCTGTAGCGTGGGCTAAAAATAGGTTTGATATGCTTTGGCAGCAATTAGAAACATTGCAATCAGAGTGTGAATTATTTGTTGTAGGCGGAGATGTTTTTGACAAACTTCCTAATATGGAAGAGTTAGAAACTTATTTTGACTTAATCAATCATTGTAAAATTCCTACAATTATTTATGCAGGTAACCACGAGGCGGTTAAAAAAGACACAACATTTTTAACAAATCTAAAGCAAGTTACCAATAGATTGAATCCACTAGTAGAAATTATTGACGATTTTTATTCGGTGGAAAATATGGATTTTATTCCATATAATAAACTAAAAGATTTTGAAAAAGCTCCACACCTAGTTTGTGGGGATATTTGCTTTACTCATGCTCGTGGAGAGATTCCACCACACGTAAAGCCTGAACTAGACTTAGAATTATTTGCACGCTGGAAAGTAGTATTGGCTGGCGACTTACACAGTTATGAAAACTCTCAGAAAAATATTATCTATCCTGGCAGTCCCGTCACTACTAGCTTTCATCGTCATAATGTGGATACTGGTGTGGTTATACTGGATACCGCATCCCTAGAACATGAGTGGCGTAAGCTAAAACTACCACAACTTATTCGTAAGACTGTTGGAGTAAGTGACCCTAAGCCGCCAACAGACTATGACCACACAATTTACCAAGTTGAGGGCGATATGCAAGAACTTGGTGAGCTGGAAGACAGCGACCTAATTGATCGCAAAGTAATTAAGCGCGATACGGACAGCGCATTGATCCTAGACAAAGAAATGTCTATGAGTGAAGAAGTTCGTGAGTATCTTGCATATATACTAGAATTGCCAGAAGATACTGTTGAACGTGTATTAAAGGAGTTTCAAAATTATGCAGACAAAATTGAATCAGAATAAAGCAGAAGTTTGGTCACAAACTAACTGTCCAGCTTGCCAAGAAGCTAAGCGCATATTAATTTCGTATGGTATTGAATATACTGAGTGTATGATTGGTGCAGGCACATATACAAAAAAAGATTTAATTGAAAAAGTGCCTAACGCTCGCAGCGTTCCACAGATTTTCCTTGATGGTGAATATGTTGGTGGCTTACCAGAACTAAAAAAGAGATTTGCCATAAATGATAACTATAAAACAACTACGATGGGCTAACGCCTTTAGCTACGGAAAAGATAATAAAATCGATTTTGTTGCTGCCCCACTTACACAATTAGTGGGCCGTAATGGGCATGGTAAAAGTTCTATAGCCCTTATCCTAGAAGAAGTATTATTTAATAAAAATTCTAAAGGTATTAAAAAAGCAGATATTCTTAATCGCTATGTTAAAGATAAGTCATATACAATTGAACTAGACTTTAACCGTGACGGTACAGACTACACAATTAAGTCTAGTCGTGGTACTGCACAAACTGTTAAGTTATTTAAAGATACTGTAGATATTAGTGCGCACACAGCAACGGCTACTTATAAAATGATTGAAGATATATTAGGATTCGATCACAAAAGCTTTGCACAAATTGTCTATCAGTCAAATGCTAGTAGCCTTGAGTTTTTAACAGCTCCTGATACTGCTCGTAAAAAGTTTTTGATTGAGATTTTAAATTTAGGCAAATATACCCGTGCTGCCGAAGTATTCAAAGAAGTAAGCGCACAACTTACTAAAGATATTACAGCGGTACAGTCTCAAGTAAATACTGTTTCAAGTTGGTTAAACAAGTACGAGAAGACTGACTTAACTCTAAAAGAAACTGTAGGTACTCCTGAATTAGATACAAATTTAATAACAGAAGCGTCTACACTAGAATCTAGTATTAACAGCATTGAATCTACTAATAAAAAGATTTCGCAAAATAACACTTATAAACAATTACAGTCTAAAATCAAACTACTGCCAATTCCTGAAAAGCCCGAAGAAGGCATAGAAAGCTATCAAGCAGAAGTAGCAAAATTATCTAAAACGGTGAGTGATGCTCAAAGTTTTGTTTTAAAAATGAAAGCATTGCACGGCACTTGCCCTACTTGTTTGAGTGACATTGACGAAGAAAAAGTAACTGAGTTAATTGAAGAAAAAACAGCAGAAGCTGAAATAGCGGCTGTAGAAACTATGAGCTATACTCAGAAAATAGTTCAGATCAAACAACAGAAAACTGTTTGGCAAGAAGCACAAAAAGCACAAGAAGATTGGGAAAAGTATCATACACTAATTGATACAGAATTACCAGATGTATTACTAGACAAACAAACACTACAACAACAATTTACAGAACTACAAAATTCAATTGCTGCCACTAAACGCAAAATTGTTGAGGCAGAGCAATACAACAAAGAAGTAACTGCACATAATACTAAAGTAGATTTAGTATCCAAGCAATTGGTTGAAATGAACCAAGAGTTAGAAGTTTATAGTGGTAAGTTGCACGAATTAAGCGAAAGAATGAGTATTTTAAATGTTTTAACAAAAACATTTAGTACAACAGGTTTAGTAGCATATAAAATTGAGAGCTTAGTAAAAGACTTAGAAGAAATTACAAATAAATATTTGGTTGATCTAAGTGATGGAAGATTTCAAATTGGCTTCAAGATTAGTGCCAGCGACAAATTAAATGTTGTTATTACTGATAATGGAAAAGATATTGAAATATTAGCTCTTAGTGGTGGTGAGAAAGCAAGAGTTAACGTGGCTACATTATTGGCCATTAGAAAACTAATGCAAACATTGTCCAGTTCTAGAATCAATCTATTAATACTGGATGAAACTGTAGAAACGCTCGATACTGACGGAAAAGAAAAGTTAGTTGAAGTATTACTACAAGAAGAACATTTAAATACTTTCCTAGTAAGTCACGGCTTTAGTCATCCACTTCTAGAAAAGATTAATGTTATTAAACGTAACAACATATCCCAAATAGAGGTATAATATGATTTTAGAAAATATTACTGGGGAAGTAAAAGTAACAGTTGGAAACAAGACTATTGCAGTCGGAGATACAATTGAAGATGCACAATACTCATCTGTTTCTGTGGTAGGCAAAGGCAAAGCAGTTTTTCGAGTAGATCCAAATTCTACAATTGAACGCTATGGTGTTAAATCCGAGGCCGTTGCTGAACCCAAACCAGCTCCAGCTCCCGCTCCCGCACCCAAAGCTGCGGCTCCCGTAGAACCACCAGCTCCTGTTACCGAAGCTGCGCCAACAACTGAATAATGGTTGTAGACGCTAGGGCCAAGGGTGCTAGAACAGAGACCACAGTACGTGATCTGTTAAAAAAGCATACTGGTTTAGCATGGGAAAGAGTACCTGGATCAGGTGCTCTTGACCCTAAACATCAGCTTAAGGGCGATTTGTACGTACCTGGGCGAACCAACCTTTGGTGTGTAGAAGTAAAAGGCTATGCGGAAGATCACCTTACTTCACACTTATTAACATCAAAAACTCCGCAATTAGTAGATTTTTGGGAACAAACTACCCGTCAAGGTACACAAGTTTCAAAGAAGCCACTACTAATATTTAAATTTGATCGCAGCAAGGTATTCGTTGCATTTGACGAAATGCCTAACTCACAAAACTACAGATGCATTTACTACAATCATGAGAGTCATGAATTCTATGTAGCACTACTAGAAGACTGGCTTAAGTGGGAGCACCCAGTATTTGTAACTTGACAAAACAGCACAGCAGTGGTATAATAACAGATTAACACACAAATAATATGTCAAAAACATTCACAAAAATAACCGAATCAGACCGTACTCTGCTAGTTGTTGACTCACTTAATCTTGCCTTTCGCTATAAACATAGCGGGGCTACAGATTTTGCTGAAGATTACTTACGCACAGTTCAAAGTCTTAAAAAATCATATAAAGCATCTCATGTGATTATTGCTGGCGATCAAGGCTCTAGTAGCTATCGTAAAGCTATTTATCCCGAGTACAAACAAAATCGTAAAGACAAGTTCGAGAATCAAACAGACGCTGAAAAAGCAGCGTTTGAGTTGTTCTTTGAGGACTTTACAAAAACACTAGAACATATTGCTGAATCAACAGACTATCCAGTCTTACGTTTTCAAGGCGTTGAGGCAGATGACATTGCAGCATATATTGTAAGTAAAAAATCAAAATTACCAGTTGATGACATTTGGCTTGTCAGCTCAGATAAAGACTGGGATTTATTAGTTCAACCTAACGTATCGAGATTCAGCTATGTTACACGTAAAGAAGTTACAGTTGATAATTGGAATGACCACTATGACTTTAATCCAGAAGACTACATTAGTATTAAATGTCTTACAGGCGATAGTGGTGATAATGTTGCTGGGGTGCCTGGTATTGGACCTAAGCGAGCCGTGGGATTGGTTAATGAATATGGCAGTACTTACGATATTATTGCGAGCATTCCTATTAGTGGTCGATATAAATACATCCAAGCCCTAAACGAATGTAAAGATCAGTTAGAATTAAACTATAAATTAATGGATTTGGTTACCTTTTGCGAAGATGCAATTGGTACTGAAAATTGTAAACAAATTGATGAAACCTTAGAGTTATATTTAAAATGAACGGAACAACTATTACAGCTGGCGCTTATAATGCAAATACTATGACATACAGTTCAGTACTAGAGTGTATGCTAAAGCCAGGGGCCAAACTTCCTGAACGTGCACATTATGGTGATGCTGGAGCAGATTTATTTGCATATGAAGATTTGGAAATTTATCCCAATGAGCAAAAACTTGTTGATACGGGTATAGCAATTAAAATTCCACAAGGCTTTGCAGGCTTTGTGTACAATAGAAGCTCTCAAGGAAAAAAGGGAATTACTATCCCTCACAGCGTAGGCGTGATAGATAGTGGTTATCGTGACACAATTAAAGTTTTGTTAAAAAATATCGGTGATGACCCTTATAAAATTGCAGCTGGTGATAGAATTGCCCAGCTGGTTATTCAGAAGGTTGAACTAGTAGGCTTTAAAGATATTTGGAACGACTCTACCCGAGGCACAGGAGGCTTCGGTTCAACAGGAACATAAAGGAAATCATGGCAGTATCAACTAGAGCCCAAGTAATTACACGTCGAACATATAACAGACCAGTTTCAGACGACGGAAAACAATTTGAAACGTGGCAAGAAACAGTAGCCCGAGTTATCGATCACCAAGAATGGCTGTGGCAGCGCGCTGCAGGTCGTGAACTAACAGATGTAGAATACGGCGAACTCTATGATCTTGAGCAACTAATGCTTGATCGTAAAGTTGCTATGAGTGGTCGCACACTCTGGTTAGGCGGCACAGATGTAGCTAAAACTCGTGAGGCTAGTCAATTTAACTGCAGCTTTACACACGTAGAAACTGTATATGATGTAGTAGATTGCTTATGGCTTTTACTACAAGGATGCGGAGTAGGCTTTAAGCCAATCGTAGGTACACTAAACGGCTTCTCTAAACCTATTAAAAACATTCGTGTAGTACGTAGTGAGCGCACTGCTAAAGGCGGTAATGAACACAATACCGAAACATTTGATCCAGAAACTAAAACTTGGACTATCCAGGTTGGTGACAGCGCAGAAGCGTGGGCTAAGTCTATTGGTAAGCTTATTGCTGGTAAATATGCTGCTGATACTCTTGTACTCGACTTTAGTCAGTTACGCCCTGCAGGGGAAAGGTTAAAAGGCTATGGATGGATTTCAAGCGGTGACTCTGCTATCTCAACTGCATACGTGGCTATTGCAAACATCCTTAATGGCCGTGCTGATAGTTTACTTACTAGGATGGATATTCTCGACATTATTAATCATCTTGGCACTATTCTCAGTAGCCGCCGTAGTGCAGAAATTGCTTTGTTCGACTACGGACAACCCGAATGGGAAGAATTTGCTGTAGCCAAGAAAGATTGGTGGTTGTATGGTAATAGCCATCGTCAACAATCTAATAATAGTTTAGTATTCAAAGAGAAACCACTAAAAGCTGACTTGCAAAAGATTTTTGATCTGATGTTAGAAGCAGGTGGTTCAGAACCAGGATTTATCAATGAAGTTGAAGCCTTACGTCGTGCCCCTTGGTTCAAAGGAGCCAACCCTTGCGTGGAAATCCTACTCGGCAATAAATCATTCTGTAATCTTACAGAAACAGACATTGCTAAATTTAAAGGAGACACCGCTGGACTTCACAATGCCATACGTCTTGCAGCTCGCGCAAATTACCGTCAAACCTGTGTAAACTTACAAGATGGTATCCTACAAGAGTCTTGGCACTTAAATAACTATTTTATGCGTCTTTGCGGAGTGGGTTTAACAGGCATTGCTAAACGCCCTGATATGACTGGCTATGACTATGAGTATCTAAAGCGTACTGCTACTGGTGCTGCTATTGGTATGGCTCAGGAATTAGGTTTACCAAGTCCTAAAAATATTACTTGTGTTAAGCCTAGTGGCACACTGTCAAAGATCATGGATACCACAGAAGGTATTCACAAACCTCTAGGAAAGCATATTTTCAATAATGTCCAGTTCAGTAAATTTGATCCTATTGTTGAAGTACTGCGCAATGCTAATTATAACGTTGTTAATCACCCCACTGATGATAGCGGTGTACTTATTACATTCCCTGTTGAGTGGGCTGATGTTCCTTTCCATAAAGCTGCTGGAAAAGAGGTCAATCTGGATACAGCGGTCGAACAACTCGAAAAATACAAGTTGATTCAGACTAGCTGGACTCAGCAAAATACATCGGTAACAATCAGTTATGATCCAAGCGAAGTACCTGCAATTATTGATTGGTTGTTAGATAATTGGGATTGTTATGTAGGTGTCTCTTTCATCTATCGTACTGATCCTACTAAAACAGCTAAAGATCTAGGATACCTTTACCTTCCACAAGAAGTGGTTGATGAGCAAACTTTCCGCAATTATGTTCAACAATTAGCACCCGTTAGCTTAGAAAATGCCAATAGTTTTGATGAAATTATGGGTGAAGATTGCGCTACTGGTGCTTGCCCAGTTAGGTAAATATGGAAGTAACCAAAGACACAGTACTAAAACTTGAACTGACTATTGAAGAAATTAACAATATTTTATCTGGCTTGCAAGAGCTAAGTGCTAAAATTTGTAATCCTTTGACAGTTAAGATTCAAAAGCAGGCAAACGATCAGTTGCCCAAAACAGAAGCTCCTGCAGAGTAAAATAAAAGCCCCCAAGTTTTATAGCTTGGGGGCTTTTTCTTTTGGAACATAATTTCTTAGTAATGTGCATTTATACTCCTGTAGCCATAAAACTAAAGTTGTCATCCTATATCAAACATGCTATAATTACTACAGTTGCCAAGGTTTTGGTAACTGCGCGTGATACGCAGTATCATTTCTGCTTTAAAGGAAGTTATATGGCAGATGAAACTGGCGTACCAGAGTTAGACACAGCAAGTAAGGCTGCGTATAATATGGGTGCGCTTCAAGATAAAATTGATCAGGCTAACAACTACTATTCGAAAGTTATGAGTCAGATCACAAAACTAAAGGATAAAGATATGGCAGAAATTTTAAACCCAAGTGGTATGATGATGAGCGGCGGTGGAGACGGTGGTCTGGGCTTTGGTAGTGGTGGCGGATTGATCGGTGGATTGATCTTGGGCTCACTGTTGCGTAATGGTGGTGGTGGTGGTTTGTTTGGCGGTGGCAATGACGGAGCTGCAGGTGCAGTTTTACGTGCACCTCCAGAACAAGCACAAGCTAATATGAGTTTAATGCAATCTATTGGTGCAGTAGATAAAGCAGTAGCTGTTTCAACAGCAGCAATGGAAGCTTCACAAGCTAACCAAACTATTGGACTTAATGCAGGTTTAAATAGTATTGCTCAAGGTCTGTCTATGCGTATTGACAACGTAAAAGACATTGTAAATGCAAATTCAGTTGCTTTAATGCAAGGCCAAGCTGCAATTCAGCAAAACATCATGGAAAACCGCTATGAGCTGAGCAAAGACATTTCATCTGATGGTGAAAAGACCCGTGCTTTGATTACAAATCAGTATGAAATTAACTTGCAACGTCAGTTGAGTGATGCTAATGCAGCAATCATTGAATTGCGTGGTGACAATCGTTTAAGCGAGCGTACACGTGGTATTGAAGTTAATACTACTACTACTGTTAACCAGATGCAACAACAACAGCAACAACAAGCTCAATACGGTCAATTGGCCAATTTGATCTGGTCGCTGGGTCAAAACATCCGCAACGACAACGCTGCAATCAACGTTGGTTCAGGTACACAAACCTCTACACCAACTAACACCAATACTAACATCCGTTAATATT